GTGGGAAGCATTTTAAGGGATGCACAAAGATCTGTGGCGATCTTTCTGATGAACATTGATTGCTCACCTTTAGTTTTTAAGATCTCAGCAGGATCTTTAGTACCGTATCCACCAAAAACTCCAAAGGTTTTGTGGAAAATATAGTTTCCGTCTATAAGAATATTAATCATTTGGAAATGTAATTAGTTTTTAAAAAAACTTAAATTCTGAAGATTAAAGAAGGGATCAGTAATCTGCTCGTCGTAATCAGCAAAGTTTAAAAAATCGGCCTGATCTGCTGCCAATCTTCTCTCAACGTCGTCTGCATCTCTTCTTGAAAGAAGCCTCAGTCTTCTAATCTCTTCAGGAATATCTAAATAAATGATGTGTGAATCTTCTCTATCTTCAGGCCTTAGTTTTTCTACCCCTGAAGGTGTCATAATTAGCAAATCACTTTGCTTAAATTCCGAAACCGAGGTTCCATAAAACCAGCCGTTAAACGTAACCCACTCATAGAAATTTTTCTCTAAGGAATCAGGATCTGAAACTTCTTCTATGCTTACGAAAAAATAGTCCACTCCATCCTCTTCTCCTTGCCTAGGAGGTCTTGAAGTGTGCGAAACACAATATTTGTAACCCATTTCAGAAAGAGACTTTCTAAGATGGTCTTTCCCGGACCCTCCCTTTCCTACTATAATTACTCTTTTATTCATCGGATGTCTCCTTCTCCTCTTGCTCTTCTTCCTCTATTCCAGATTCTATTCTTTCAAAAATTTGTTCTGATCTATCCTTATTTCTAGCTGCCCATGCCCATTTACCAAAATCTTCGTTACCAGGAAAGATTTCTCTTTCGTTTAATTGGATTCCGAATACAACTTTTGGTTTATCAACCTTTATCTTAAAAACCTCATAACCAATAATGTCTCCTTCCTCGGGGCAAATCTGTCGATAGATCATAGCCTTTTCACCTCTTTTTTCAAGACGGTAGATGAATCCGTTCTTTCTGATTTCTTCCGATAAAAGTTCCATTAGTTGTCTGTTAATTTTTGTATTTTGAATATAAGGGCCAAGAGAGAAACTACAGGGTCAATTACTTGCGTTCTTTGAGCTTGGTGTTCTGCTACAAGAACTATAATTCCTGGTATGATCTTAGCTTGATCCTGCTTATTTTTAATTATCCAGTTGATGAACTCTTCGCCAAGAGCAGCCATTACATCATCAACTTTACTTGAGTATTGTCCAACTATTACTTGGTAATTTGATACTGGATCCTTGGATTTAAATATCATTTGATATAAATCCTCATAAGACCAAGCAGAATCTTTTATCTTGGAAGAATCTACCGCAGAGATACCTTCAATTTGCCATGACTGAATTCTGTTTAGTGCTGATCTTAGATCAGGAAAATATTCCTTTTCGAATTCGTCAAGAGAATCATCATCGATAGAAATACCAAGCTTGGTAAGAATTAACCTAATCCTTCCCTTCCATTCATTTTTAACAAAGTCTTCTTCGTCTTGATTGATAGGATCGAAGTTAATTACTTCAAACCTACTTTGGATTGCCTCTGGTACTTTGTTGATCCAATTACACGTTGCAATAAATCTTGTGTTACCCGCAAATTTTTCTATCGTGCCTCTTAGAGCTTTATAGAATTGATCCGATGCACCATCAAACTCGTCAAGTACAACTACCTTTTTGGACGATTTGCCATCCAGGATGCTGATAGTAGAACAAAAATCGTTGATTTTAGTCCGGATCGTTTCAACAGAACTTTCATCTGAAACGTTGATAAAAATGTGGGGGAGATCTCTGGATAAGATCTTTGCTAGTGTTGTCTTTCCACATCCGGGCGAACCAGCTAATAAAATGTTCTGATTCAATCCTTTACCCTCAAATAGGACCCTTATCCTATTTGGGAGAATCATGTGCTTAACTTCTTTTGGTCTTAACTTCTCTGTAAGTAATTGGTCTATCATGGAAACCTTTTCTTATCTTACAGAAAAAGGGGGGTTAAGTTTCCACGTTTAGAACATTTTCGAAAGGTCGTCAGCTAGATTTTTATCATGACGAATTTCGATAAAACGGGGTAGAAATAAACTCCGGTTACCGAATTTGTCTGTAATAGGTTCGTTGTATTGAACCGCTGCAATTTTACCAATTAGTGAATCAGGATCTGAGCTAAGTTCCTGTAGATCTTTATCAGTAAAACCAGACCCGATTTTCACATCCAGTGTCTTGGAAGAATCAGTACAAATAAAGCCTCCGATGAATCCTTCTCTTTTTCCTTCCCCTGGGTACCATCCAGTTATCTCAAGATCGCAATCTTGAATTTGTTTTAGCTTAACCCAACTTTTACTTCTTTTACACTCGTATAGGTGATTTTCAGGTTTCAAGATAACACCTTCACCCCCGTTTGCAATTATAAGTCCATAAATTTTGTGGGTTTCCTCCATGGAATCTACTACCCATTGGCGTGCTAGAGTTACTGGTGAATTTGCTTCGAGAAATCCGAGTACGAATTCTAACTCTGCTCTTCTTTTGATAAATGGGGTAGTTCCCTTTCCGGTTTTTAGTACCTCTGCTTTTTCTATGTCAAATACGTTGAAAAGAAAATCTTTATCAATGTCATTTGGTGCAGTTCCTTTTAAAATCTGGGTTACTTTTCCAGAAACAGATTTTCTGTTTATATCCGTTAGCTCACCATCGAAAAATACTTCACCAACGATATTTGCATTGTGTAAAACCTTACCCAAAGATAATTCGATCTGGGAAAGCTTAGTCTTGTCCAGCTCATTAAAAGCCCTGGTGTAGAACTGAAACCCTGTGTCTCTGTCTCCTACTGAGATAACTCTAACCCCGTCGTATTTTTCTTCACAGTAAATCTTACCCCAGCTGGCAATTTCTTTCTGATCGTCACAAGCTAACATTACAGAGGGATCGGGTATCAATTCCTTTCCAACTGCTTTGTTAATTAATTTAGCACCTATCCCGATGTTCATCCTTTTAGTCAAGATCTTCATAAGAATATTTCTTACGACAGCGTCCTCTTTGGGATCTGGAGAAATTTTACAATTGATAAGATGGTTCGCTCTTCCCCTTAAAGAATCATTTGCTGCTGGTGCTTTTTTTAAATCTTCTACCAAATCCTTGAATGTTTGGAAACCTGGGAAATCTGAACAAACAGAAGCAATTCCAAAAAATCCGTTTTTCATTTCAAGTTTATGGAGCTTTGTTGTCACAAAAGGATTAAAGCAAACATCTAAAATGTAAAGCATTTCCTCAGTAAGATTCTCAGAAATTAATCTTTGTTTTTCTTTCTGAGATCCATTTCCCGTTAGAAGCTCAATTTCAGCTAAGGTTATTAGTTCTTTGATCATACCTCAAATCTAAGAATTTAGTACGTTTAAAAAAAATTAAACTATGATTGGGGTTCCATCATTTAAACTCATCACTGGATTATTTCTCGAGATAAAACCTAATAAAACTTCTGGTTTAATTTGAACGGCTCCTGATATCTGGCAAACAAGAGATCCGGAGGTGTTAGCCAATTTGATACAATCTTTCATTTCTACATTAGCACTTATACACAAAGAAATAACTGCACTAACAGTGTCCCCAGCTCCTGATACGTCGCTTACTTCTATCTTTATTCCTGATTCATAAATGGATTGCAGTCTATTAACATAAAGCATTCCATTCTCTGCCATGGTAATCAAAAAAGACTCAATTTCAAATTCCTCAATTTTCTTTCTAGCAATTCTAATTATTTCTTCTCTGGAAACATCAGAATGCTGGGATATCCCAGACATGCTTTTAAATTCAGAAAGATTGGGTTTAATTAGAGTACAACATGAATATTTTGAAATGTCAAAATCCTTGGGATCGACTATTGTTTTTTTTCCATTTTGGTTACAAATGGATATTATTTCTAAGATTAAGTCTCTCGTGAGTAGGCCTTTATCATAATCCTGCAAAACAACTATATCATAATCATTGATTATTTGATTTAGAAGGCTTATGATGTTTTTCTGTATTTCGAAATCTATTCCATCGGTCACCTCCTCGTCGATTCTAACAATCTGATGATCGTTTCCTATAACTCTAGTTTTAATAGTAGTAGGTCTAGCATCATCGGAGATAAGCAAGCATTCGATTTTCTTTTGCCCGCAAAGGACCTCCATTTTTTCTTTTGCTAAATCATTTCCGGTAACGGATAATAGAGAGCACTTAGAACCAAATGCTGTTATATTTTGAGCAACGTTTGCTGCTCCACCTAAAAAATAAGAATCGTTCTTTTTTACAACGACAGGTACAGGAGCTTCTGGTGAAACTCTATAAACCTTTCCATAAATATAGTGATCTAGAATTGAATCTCCTATAACAAGTATACGCTTATTAGAAAGTAATTCTCTTAATTGCACTTAAAACTTAATTAAAGGGTGAAACTTTCGCCTTCTCCGCCTTCTTTAGATCCGGATTCTTTTTTCTTCTTTTCGGCAAGAGCGGCTTCTTCTTTTTTGTACTTTTCGTTCATCCTGTATTCATCCATACTAAGACCAAGCCACCTTTTAATAAGAAATTCTTTATCGAAATAAGCTACCTCTTCTTCACCGATTTTCTGTTTCATATCACCCATTGATGTTATGAAGTCAGTTCTTTTGGTGTAGTTAGAAAGCTGGATGAGCTGTTCAAACATGTTTTCTTTAACAAAGTTCAAACCTAGATTTGCCTTAAACATTCGGTCTTTAGAAAGTTCTGGGAAATCTAAACACATCTGAATGTAAAGGGGCTTAACCATAATCTCCTGAAAGATAGATCTAAGTCTGCCGACAAACTTCTCGTATCTTATTTCGTCTCTCTCAAGCTGGTCTATACTAATTTGATAATTTGCAGGGGTTCCACCTCTAAAAGCAAATCTAGCATATGGAAGTTTAGAATCCAATTTGAGCTTATTGTAGAAATAAACAACGTTTTCCATTACGTTGAAATCTGGGCCAGCAGGATTCAAAGTATTGATATCTGGTGATTCACCGTCTTTTTCAGGGAAAAGATAATTCTTATAAAACTGAACCTTAGGGCTTCCGTTGACTGTTAATTCCCCAGAATAGTCATTAATTTGAATTTCTTCTTTATAAATAGACATTAATTGACCCAACGTTTGCATTGCTTTTTGCATAGATTGGGTTCCCACAGGGATAACAAATTTCAAGCGATAAGAAGCGTTCATCACGTTCCAAATCACTCTGGTGTTTTCCATCACTCTTAAAATGTTGTAAGATCTGATCAATCTCTCGGTATAGCTAACCCTAGAAACCATGTTTCCCTTAGCATACGAAAGATAAATTATCTGATCAGCCTTAAGCTTCCTGGTCATTCTGTTATCCTGCGGATATTGAATCCATATCTGCTGGTATTCGCCATTTGGCATCTGTTCAGTGGCAGGTTGTAAAGAAGTAGCATCCAATTCTTTGAAACCTACTATCTTTTTACCATCTGTTGAATAAACAATCTCAAATGCTAAAAATCCATCGATCAAAAATTGTCTAAAGTATTGCCAGGCAAGAATACTCTGCTGGAATCCGAACATCATATAAAGACTCCTGAAATTCTCCTCTACCTTAGCCCTGACTTCGTCTTTCAAATCGATGTTTACCAAACTTGGGTAAGCAAAGAAATTCTTATCGTCATAGTTTACAGCATCGTCTGAAAGGGTATCTAGGATAAAATCAATCTCACCATTAAGAGCAAATTTTCTTAAGAAATCTCTTTTTCCAATGTAGTCTTTGTCAAAGTAAGCGATGTATTTTCTTACCTTTGTATCCTGATATCCAAGTGTCCAGAAGA